CCGCCAAGGCTCGATATGCAGCCTTTGTAGCGCAACCAAACCAAGCGTTAAATATGCCACTACAGGCGTTAGGTGCTGCTCCATATAATCAGAATACAACTCAATCAAGCACCTACAATCCTGGTTTATTTGATTACTTAACGCTTGGTGCGAACACTGCTTCTACCATGCTTAAGAAGTAATAAAGCATTTTTTTAAAAGGAAATAATAATGGGTTTATTAGATAACATTGGAAAGTTTTTAGGTGATGAGGAAAACCTTTTAAATTTAGCCTCTGGGTTTAACAACATGAGTGGCAACCCTAACGCTGGAAACATTCAAATTGGTATTAACCAGCGTCTTAAAGGTTTGAGTGATGATCGCAAGCTAAAGACTGCTGATGATTTAGCCACAAGTGAAAAAAATCAAGCTAAGGATGTTTTAGCAAGGCAGACAGCTATGGCTATTACTCTACTTGATAAGTTCCCAATGTTAAAGCAAGCAGTAGAAGCAGGAATAATATCACCTAATGAAGCTATTGTTTCTGCTAGAAAGGGTGGTGATGTTAAAGTTGTTGGACGATCGTTAGTAGATAGCGAAGGTAATGTTTTATTCACTTACACAGATTCTTCTAATGGTGAAACTGCTGCTTTACAAACATTAAAAGGTAGGGCAAAAGCGGCAGGGCTTGAAGATGGAACTGACGCTTATAGACAATTTATGCTTTCTGCTGGCAAACAAAACGGCCTTTCTTTAACTGTTGGCCCCGATGGTACAGTGACATTAAATCAAGGCGGAACAGGCGCATCATCAAAGCCTCTTTCTGGCAATGAAGGAAAAGCTACTGGATTCTTTATGAGAGCAAATGCCTCTAATCAGGTGATTACTGAACTTGAAGATACAGGTACAGAGTTTGGTCAATGGGTACTTGGTCAAATCCCTTTAACAAACTGGGCTAGATCACCAGAATTTCAAAGATTAGATGCAGCTAAACGAGATTGGATAAGTGCAGTTTTAAGACTTGAATCTGGTGCTGCAATAGCTGCTAGTGAGTTTGATAACTATGATAAAGCCTATTTCCCACAAGTTGGTGATTCTGCGGCTGTACTTTCGCAAAAAAGAACAACGCGAAATCTCATAGCACAGACACTTAAAGTGCAGGCTGGAAAAGGTGTCTCACAAAAATCATCACCAAGTAGTAAAGTCGGCCAGACAGTTAAGACGTATGATGCGCAGGGGAATTTAATCAGTGGCTAATGAAATAGTTATACAAGATGAAAATGGCAATGTAATTGCTGAGTTTGCAGAAGGTACAACTGATGCTGTGATTAAAAAAGTATTAGCTAGAGACTTTCCAAAAAATCAGCCTCAAGCCCCATCAGCAGATTGGATGCAGAATCTAAAAGAGCGTGACTATCTGCAACAAGCACCCTTGACTGCCCAAGCATTAAAGGCAGCAGAAGGAATACCGCTTGTAGGTGGGTGGATACAAGATATAGCAGGCGCGGTATCACCAGAACTTCAAGAAAAAACTAAAGCGTTATCAGAAGCAAAGCAAAACCAAGACCCTATTGAAAGCACTGCGCTTCAAGTTGGTGGTGCTGTAGTTCCTTCTATTATTGCTGCGCCATTAGCTGCTCCTGCATCATTTGTTAGCTGGTTATCTAAATTGCCCACAGTTCAAAAAATGGCAGCCGTGGGTGGTAGTGGTGGATTGCTTGGGTTAGTAGAAGGTTCAGTAAGTGGCGCAGGCAGAGGTGGTGAAGATGGACGCATGGAGGGGGCAGTTGAAGGTGGGGCTATCGGTGCTGCTGGCGGTCTGTTTGGTGGTTTATTGCCTCCAGCCGTTATTAAAGGTTATGAAAATCTAAAAATATCCTTTAGAAATGTTGGAGCAGAAGATATTGCAAAGTCTTTAAATATATCCGTTCCATCAGCACAAGTATTATCAGCTACATTTAGGGACGCTGGAACAGATATTAAATCGGCACTACAAAACATTTTTAATGCTGGTGAAGAGGGTATGCTTGCTGACTCTGGGTTTGCAGCGCAGGCTTTGCTTGATGCCGCAGCGTCAACAGGTGGCAGAGCTTCACAGATAACTTCTGAGGAGGTTACAGGCCGAGCAGCTAGGCAAGGTGCAGCATTATCTAACTCTATGGATAACGCACTAGGGGCATTGCCTAAAGTAGACGATCAAGCAGCAGACGCTTTGGATATGGCAGAAAATATTGCATCATCTACTAGAGTTCCAAGACAAGATGCCTATGATCTTGCTTATAAAACTCCTATTAACTATAGCGCAAAAGAAGGAATGGAAGTTGAAAGAGTTTTTAATGCGCTACCTGATCGTTTTAAAAGTTCTGCTATTGCTAGGGCTAACGAGAAAGCAGACCTTATTGCTTATCAAACTGGACAGCCAAAGCCACAACAAATCCTAGCAGACGTTGCCGAAGATGGTCGTATTAGCTTTTCAGTAATGCCTAACTTACGACAATTAGATCAAATAAAGCAGGCTATTGGCGAAGTGGCTTTTAAAGAAGTTGATAGCTTTGGTCGACCAACAGCAGATGCTTTGGATGCAGTTCAATGGTACAGGCAAATATCCAATAGACTAAAAGAAGCCTCTCCAAAATATGCAGAAGCAGTTTTATTGGGTGGCGATAAAATTAGCTTAGATAATGCGTTAGAACTTGGTTTAAATATGTTAAGCCCTAAAATTTCTGCAAGAGATGTTGTTAGAAACATGAAAGGTGCTGACGCTATTGAAAAGCAATATGCAAAACTTGGTGTAAGAAGTTCAATAGATGATTTAATTAGCAATGTTAAAGCAACTATTGCCTCTCCCGACATTGACATAAATACACTGCGAACAGTTTTTACTCAACTATCTTCTAAAAATTCCCGTGACAAAATAAAAATGCTTTTAAGTGCATCAGAAGCTAAACAATTATTTAAAGACTTAGATCAAGCACAAATGTCGTTAGCTTTAAGGGCGGCTGTTGCAATGAATTCAAAAACCAGTATTCGTCAAACGCAAAAAGAAATAGTTGATGATATGACTGATATTGGTGCGTTTGCTCATCTTTTAAGATTAGAGCCAGCAAAGGCAAGTCAAAGCGTGGTGCAGAAAGTTACAGGTGAAACAGATGCTCTTGGTGTTGCAGCAAAGCAAGAAATATATACAGATATAGCTAGAGCTTTGACTCAGATTAAAGGCAAAGAAGCTAACAACGCTCTTAAAATTATAATGAGAGCGTCTAAGGCTGAACAAGTGAGTGATGCAGAACTTAAAGCAGTTAGTGATTTACTGCTTGCTAACTCAGGGTTTGCTTCAATAGCTGCTTTTTCAGAGTTTGGTCAGTCGCAAGTTAATGGAGAGCAATAATGCCACAAATGAAAGAAGATGAAATCCAAGGCGCAGTAAAAAACGCGATAGAGGCCGCTATTGATTACGTTGATTCAGACATTCGAGATCAGCGAGAACGCGCTCAAAAGTATTTTGATGGTGCAGTAGACCTTAGTCACGAACAGGGCCGATCTAAGGTTGTTTCAACAAAAGTGCGTGATGTTGTGCGTGGTGCAAAGCCTGGTTTAATGCGTGTGTTTCTGACTAACAATAAGTTTGTTGAATTTACACCCAAAGGCCCAGAGGACGTTCAAAATGCAGAACAAGCCACAGCATACACTCATTGGGTGTTTAACAAGGTTGGTGGGTATAACGTATTAAGTAACGCTATCCATGATTCGCTGGTTAAGAAAGTCGGCATAGTGAAGGTGTGGTGGAATAACGAGACCATTGCAGAATCGCACACTTATGAGAATTTGTCAGATGAAGAGGTTGAAATGCTCTTGTCTGACGATGAGGTTGAAATCGTTGAACACTCGCAAGAGATAGAAATGGAAATGGACGAAATGGGCATGGAAATGTCTCGCAATGTTCATTCGATGTTAATTTCTCACAAGCGAGAAGAGGGGGAAATGGTCATTGAGGGTATCCCCCCAGAAGAATTCTTTATTGACGGGACTGCAAAGTCGATTGATGATGCTTACATTGTCTGCCATAAATCTGAAAAATATGCAGGCGATTTGGTCGCAATGGGATTTGACCAAGACATTATTGATGGTTTAGCTGGAGAAGAGGACGAATCATTAAGTGATGAAGAAAGTTTGTTACGTTTTGGAACCAGCATTGATACGTCAAATAACACTGTAAATGACCCATCCATGCGTGTCGTTGTGGTTACTGAGGCATATTTAAAGATCGACATTGAAGGTGATGGTGTACCGACACTACACAAGTTTTTATGCGGTGGCACTAACTACGAAATATTAGAGCAAGAACCTTGGGATAAAGCCCCGTTTGCTGATTTCCATGTTGACCCAGAACCCCATGCTTTCTATGGCAGATCACTTGCTGAATTAGTGATGAATGACCAAGACACAACCACTAGTGTATTACGCGGCATATTGGATAACGTGGCCTTGGTAAACACGCCCAGATTAGAGGTTAACGAGGATTTGGTGGAAATGGACGATGTGCTTAATAACGAGATAGGCGCAATCATTCGCAGTGAGCAAATAGGGTCAGTAAACCCCCTTGTAGTGCCTTTTGTAGCTGGTTCCACACTACCAGCACTCCAATACCTCGATATGCTCGTAGAGGAGAAAACGGGCATCTCTAAGATGAGTATGGGCCTTAACGCGGATGCTTTGCAGAACACGACAGCGACAGGCGCAGCATTGACGGCTCAAGCCAGCGCAGGCCATGTAGAAGTTATGGCTAGAAACCTCGCAGAAGGCATGAAACGATTATTCCAACTCATGCTACACGTTAGCGTTAAAAACTCGCCTAACGAGCAAATGATGCGCCTTAACGGGGAGTTTATACCTATTGACCCTAGTGTTTGGGATTCGGGCATGGATATGGAAATTAATGTCGGTTTAGGTACTGGCAAAGAGGACGTTAAAGCTGCCGCACTAATGCAAACTTTCCAAACTCAGCAGCAGATATGGCAAACCTACGGGGCGCAAAATGGCTTAGTTTCAATGACTCAAATGCGAAACACATTGTCGGATATGTTGGCTTTAAGCGGTCTTAAAAATGCTGACCGCTATTATGCCCCAATGACGCCTGAAAAAGAGCAGCAGTTAATGGCTCAAATGGCACAACAAGCGCAACAAGACGCTGCTATGGCTCAACAGCAAGGCGACCCAATGGCACAGGCATTAATTGAATCTGAGCAGATTAAGGCGCAAGCGCGTATGCAAGGCGATCAAATGAAAATGCAGGGCAAGATGCAAGCCGACAACATTAAGATGCAAGCCAATATGCAAGTTAAAGCGGCTGAAATGCAG